TGAGTTCACCAGTCCAATTCCCGTTCCAGGGTCAACAGTCGACAGCGAACCCAGCAGCCGACCAAGCCAATTACGGATTCCAACAAACAACCCCATACAGCAACGGGGCTCAGCAGACTTATATGCCTTCGAGCAACAGCAACCAGGCATACTCCAACAGCTCTTCCCCAACTTCTCAGGAGATAACAAACGACCAGCTCCTAGCAAACGGGGTAAGCGAGGCAAGTCTTGAAGTAATTAATCACTTTGGTGCAGATGCTCCAGCAGTTCTTAATAATTACTCCTGTCAGTTAGAAGATTCACTAATAACAACTAACACTCAGTTACAAGAAGCAGTTAACTTGCTACAAGAAATGTCAACTGAGCATAAAGCATATGAGAAGATCCTTACAGATCCTGATGTTTTAGCTGATTACACTTGTGAGTTCTTTGGAGAGAATGGACCTTATCCAGTAGAGGATGATGCTCCTGCATATCCACAGGCTCCTACATTCGCAGGTCAGCAGATTGCTAATCCAGCTGCTGCACAAGGTCAGGCTCAAGCACAAGCTCCTGCAAGACCACAAATGCCTAATCCACCAACTCCACAAGCTCCTGCTAATTCAGGCGACTTTTGGAAGGACTTCGGTGGGGCTGCAGACCGTGATCCACAGAACGCTTGGAGATATCTAAATGCTGCACAGCAAAATCCTCAAGTATTCCGCGAGAAACTTCTCGTAATGGAATAATAAAAAAAAGGGGTGATTTTTAAAATTTCACCCCATTTTATTTTTTAATTATGAAACACAAGAAAAAAGCTAGTACTTCGGATAAAGCAGATAGTTTTTTAAATATGATAGGAACTGCAGGTGGACCTATAGGTTCTCCACAGTTAGTAGGTTTTGGTGGCACTGATACTATGTCACAACTCGCTGCTGGTAATAGAGATGAATATGCAAACATAAGAATGAGAGAAGGGGATACACGAGTTGTAGAAGGTGCAAAAATGCCTTCTGATTTAGATGCATCATATTTGAAATTAAATTTGCCAGGTTCTCCATTACCTGCAAATGGTTTATTAGTTCCGCAAAACGTAAGAGCTGCAGAACAAACTCAAGATGTAATAAGAAGTCAAGAACAAATGTTCTTAGCACAATATTTACCAGCAGCTGGTTTAAGTCAATTACCTGTAGGTCAGCCTCCTTTAGAATCAAAGAAAGGTAAAAAGTAAATGGAACACGCAAAAGCTAAAAAAGCTAAAGGTAAAGCTGAAAAAGCTTTAACTCAAATGATGATGGAAGCAGAGATGGCAAAAGCTTCTGAGCCTGATTTACAACCTGAAGATGGATATATAAATCCAATGGGACGTATTGGAGTAGTTAGACCAACAACATATTCTTTGACTAATCAATTAAATGGAACTACAACTCAATCTGTAGTAAATACAGAAACTTAAATAAGTTCGTTTATTAAGGGTAAGTATAATTGTACTTAATGGAATTAATTTTCCAGTTTCAAAGAACACAATTCCGTGTTCGCTATCAGCAAACCTAGCTGACTTCTAAAAATGTTTATAGATAACGATTTTCCGAAGCTGCTTGGTGCAGAGTTATACAGACCTCATCCAGCGTATATCGTTGAAATGGCTTCCGAGCCTGTGGTAGTGCATGACTTCACTAAGCAGCCAGGGCAGACCGTTCAACTCGATAGATACAGATTCTTTGGAAATCCAGGTACAAAAACTTCTCGTGAACGTACTCAGGACCAAACAATCGGAACTGCTAACAGCAGATCTATCGTGAAGGACAAGGTACTTGTATCTCTTAGAGAGTATACAGGTCCAGCTGACCCTAATAATACAACTCTTCCTAGCACATTCAAAATTGCTAGAGAAACTCTAATGACAGCTCAGCGTTTGCTGCTTGATACTGGGAACCTTAATATGTTCCATCAATCAATTGGTTCACTGACCTTATTAGATGATTACAGAAGATGGAGAGACAGAGTATTCATTGATGAACTATTCAAATCTGAATCTCGTGGTCAATCTTCTGATACACAAGGTGGTTACTACTACCCTAATGGAAAAGCAAAAGCTGCTGGTGGAGCCAATCTTAATGCTTACAGTGCTACAGAATATGCTTCTGAGCGTTTTAAGTTCAATGTTAAGACTGACTTACTTGAAGTAGTTAAGAGCTTAAGAAAGCGTCATGTACCAGTCTTCGCAGACGGTTACTATCGCTGTATAGCAGATCCTTCATTCATGAAAGATCTAAGAGCCGATCAAGGCTTCCGTGAAGTAGCAAGATATCCAGGAATGGGACAAGGTTCACCTTTAATGGGTGCTGGTGCTCCTAACCAAGCAATCTATGCTGGTGGACAGTATGGACAAGCTCAGTTCGTAGCAGGCGAGCCTGTTATGCCTTCTGGATTCGTGTTTGAAGGAGTAAGATTCTTTGAATCTACAAACTTCCCATCTAAATCAATCTCGGTCGATATTGGTGATGGAAACGGTGCAAGTACAAAGACAACTCCAGCAGGATTGTTCTTTGGTCCACAGGCAATTGGTGTTGGTATCGGTGGTCCTAACGCTCAAGTTTTAATTAATAATAATGATGATTTCTCAAGATTTATCATTCTTATTTGGCAGCTATATGCTGGTTTTGCGAACTTGAATAAAGACTTCATTACCACTTCCTTCACAATCACAGAATAAGGAGGTATTATCTAATGGCAACTTATAAAAGTGACGCAGGAGCAATCCTAGAACCAGGTAATCAGATTAATCGCTTATCATCTTTCAACCATGAAGGAGTTAAGGGCTGGCCTGGAATTGAAGCTTTCGAACAGATTGGTTATGTAAAAGTAACTAACCTATCAGCTGATAAAGCTAGTTTCAAGAGTTTCAGTATCACCGTACCTTCTCCAGATAGAAGACCAGGTGACAGAGTAAGAGATGACCGCACAAGTTTAGTGGTCAAAGCAAGTGCAGCTAGACCTTCATATGTTTATGGAGCTTCTATAGCAATTGCACAGGATGATCCTTCAGGTGGTCTTCCTAGTTTCCCAGCATCTCCAATAACAGCAGATCTCGGTGGTACAACTGGCGAGCTTCTACTTCTTGGTCCTGATAATAGTGGGTCACCAATTGGTGTTCCAACTACTCAGTTGTTAGGAAACGCTGCTGCTTCTAGTTCTATAACTGCAGCAAGCTCAAAGTTCCTTCAAGGTGCAGGGGATACAACTACTGGTGACGTTCCATTTTGGACATCTGTAACATCTACTATCGAAAGAGCAGATGCTGCAAATTCCATGATGTACAAAGTAACAGCCGACACAACTTTTAAAGTTTATAACGTCGATGCTATTACTGGAACTTCAGTCAATGGTGATGGTGTATTTATCTCAGCTGACGATTCAACTGCTGGTAGAGCAGCTTACATCGTTTGTAGAGTTAACTACTTACGTCCAGCTGCAGCTGTAGCTTGGAGTGATGTTTCTTCCTTCGTGGACTTTGCTTCACAAGTAGGCGGCACAGATTCATAATCTATATTTTTATAGTTTAGTTGGAATGGCGAGTCTTTATGACTCGCTTTTTCATTGTCAAGCAAAATTTATTGAGTTAAGCTATTTAAAGAAGGAATTTTTTAATTATGTTGTATCAACACAAGATTACTGGGGGAATAGTAGAAAAAGTATCTCAGCATGGAGATGGTGTTTCAATGGTCATTAATGCGAATGACGAGGCTGAATATGTTAATGATGAAGATTTAATACCTTGTGTAGGAGCTACTTCTGAAAAGATTAAAACAGAAGAGAGACTAAAGGAAGACCTAAAGTCTACTGGAGATAAAGAAGCAAAAGTCAGTAATAAAGAAACCTTTCCTTATGACACTCGATTGAATTTAAACACTGCAGGTGCTAGACAGATTGCAGATACATTACCTGGGGTTGGGTTAAAAACTGCAAGAGATATAAAAGATTTACAAACTACACTTTCAGGAGAAAGATTTACAAAATTAGAACAATTAAGAGGAATAAAGCGTATAGATTGGGATGAGATATTTAAAGAGAACTTAGTAAGAGTAGACTAGTAACAGGTAAATTTTACTTGTTTGAATGAAGCTCGATACCTTTATACAGTCAAAAGTACGTTGGCATTTGGGTTATAACTTAACTTCAATACCTGCTGGTGACCAAGCTCGCTTAGAAGAAGCAATTAACAATGTTCAAGACTCTTTTTGGGTTAGTAAGATTGTTGAGCAGTTAGGTCGTTGTGATGAGGCTGAGAAGCGTACAGACATGACTGGAAGTATTAATAACAATACTGTTCCTAGAAACAGAATAGAGAGTATTGCTGGTGATGTTGATAGAACAGTTGCAACTTCAGATTTTCGTGAAACTTTAAAAACTTGGACAGAAATTTATATTTATGAAACTGACAGATTAGCAATGCATTTATATGTTCCCAATTATAGAAATCCAGCTCAAGCTAGATATAGATTTAATAGAGAAGGTGCGGAATTTATACAAGCATTACCTGGACCAGCAGATGTAGCTGTTGGTACTAGGCTTCTTTTAGAAGTTAGCCATAGGTAATAACATTTCCCCCTGTTATTCTTAAGAAAACGAATGTAGATTAAAAATGGCATTAGGTTATTTTCAAGACACGATATTTTTAAATGAGTCAACCCTGACTGCACCTGGGTCTGGGACAGCTTTACAAGTAAGTCAGAATAATTTTTTTGCTACAAAAGATTATACTTTGCTAGTCACTGTGACTGATAAAAACACTAATGTAATTGTTCGACTAGATGGTAGTATTGACGGAACAAATTATGCTCCAATAATTGCAGAGCAAACAATAACTGCAAATGGTTCTTATTCCTATAGTGTTTCTGGAAGACCAGTAAAATTTGTAAAAGCTGTTTGGGTAAGTGAAGCAGGTGGTACAGATGCCACAGTAACATTTAATATAGCTGCGTTATAAATGGTTTTACCTTCTACAAAACTTGGATATACTTTAGGTATTAAAAGAGATAGGGATATTATCAGTCCAAGAGAAAGACAGAAAGCCAGTCCTTTCAAAGGAAGAAGACGTACTAGAATGGCAGGAGAAAAACGAGTAGATTTATATTCTGTTCGTCCTGATGAAGCACCTTTTTCTTATACAAAAGGTACTAATCTACCTAAACGGTTCACTCAAACTTTAGACATTCCAATAGAAAAGGAGGAAGAAAACTAAATGGCTGACAAAAAAGGTAAAATGCCACCACAGTTGTTAGAGTATTTCAAAAATAAAAATAAGAAGAAAGATGATGGGAAAGAAATGTCTGATAAAGAAAAGCGTAAAGAAGCTTTAGATAAATCTAAAATGGTTAAAAATAAAAAAGAAGATAAGAAAGATAAGTAAAAAAGCCTTCCTATATAATTAAAATAAGTCTATGAATAAATAACGTGGCAAGTAGTAGTTCAAACAAACAACCGTTAATGGTTGACCGCCCAGCGACAACATCAACACTTTGTACAGTTTCTTCTGGACAATCATTTTTAACAAGTTTGATTCCAACAGCGGTTGGTAATGCAACGAAAGTATTTGATGTTGACTCTGCATTAACAGATACTTCTATTAGTGGTGCATATATTGATGAAATTTGGTTTACTTATACAAAAAGAGTTATAGAAAAAATAGATGCAGTGACGGCTCCAACTTTAACTTATTCAGCTACTGGAGCTGTATGTACTGTTACTGCAGCAGGTGGACATAATCTAGAGATTGGACAAAAATTATTTTTAGATTTTAAAACTTATAGTGCAGGAACTTTTCCAACTGATGATACATTTACTGTTCAGGATACGGCAAACTTCACAGCAACGACATTTGATGTAACAGTACCTGCCATAGGTGGTGGTGCAACTATTACTGGTAATGTAGATGCTTCTCTTCCCATAGACTTTTGTGTTTATCTTGTAAATACAGGAACAGTTACCAATATTAATCAATTTTTTCCTTTATTTGTTCAGAGTATTCCTCAAGTAGCAGAGAACCAAATTTTAAGTACAACATTAACTGAAAAACTTCCTTTAATTAATCATCCTGTAGTTCAATCAGGAGCTGCAAACTTTGCTGGTGCTAATAATGAGATAGCTCCAAAACAAAGAGGTTTGATGCTTAAAAGAGGACAAGCTTTATATGTAGCTGCTAGTGGAGCAACTGCTTTGACTAATGGATTCTTTTGTAATCTTCAAGGTGGGTTCTACTAAGTAAGATGTCATTCGGATTTAAAAAATTCGAAGATAAATCTAATTTCGAATTAAGAAATAATTTTAAAAATTTTGATAATATTCCAAAAAAACCTAGTGTCTATCCAAGAGGGTCTGATGGTTATTCATTAGAGAGTGAAGTAAAATTTTATAATCAAGATTCTTTATGGACTAGATGGAGAAGAGGATATGAATTATATACATTTACACAACAGATATTAGGATCTACATCGAAAGAAAGAGATAAAAGAGGAGACTATAGATTATTTTTTACTTTTCAACAATTTCCTGGAGTTTTTATTCCTGCCAGAATATTTACTTTCCCATCAACTAATCAAGAGTTAGGAGAACACATTTGTGGGATGCGTGACACAGATGGATTTAGTTTTTACGATTTTGGATTACCAATATTAGATGTCAGATATTTAGCTCCTTCTGTAACTGCTACTTATTCTCAGAATGGTACAACATTAGTAGTGACTAAAACTGATCATGGTTTATATCCTGGGGATAATGTTTACTTAGATATATCCACTGGAGCTGCGACAGATGAGACTCTAACAATAGTAAGTAAGACACAGAACACTTTTACCCTCACTGCTTCTAATGCTGCAGTTACTTCAGGAAATGTTGTCTATCATAATTCGACAGCATTTAATGATACTCGTTGGAGATTTGTAAGAGTAAAACTTAGGTCTTTACCTACTGAAGTTGCATTTTTAGAAGGTGAGAGAATGGCAGATCGAATTGTAGAAAGGGATACTGGAATTGCTTCTACATATTCAAGAGTAGGTTCTGAAGTAACTGTGACTTGTAGTTCTGTTCATGGACTATCCACTGATAATAAAGTTTTTGTTGATGTAAGTACAGGAACTTTAGCTTCTGGTAGATATACAATCGAAGTTATAAACACCACAAAATTTAAATTCACAACTATTCCAAATGCAAATACTTCAGGGAACTTAACTTTAAGTAGGTTAATTAGAGGATTTAGATACGATGATTATGTCGGATATACAGTTACAGGCTCCGATGCAACTACTAATGAAATTATCTTTCAAAAAGCTGATAGCTATGGAGCAAAGACTGTAGATACTATTGCTAAAACTACAGTACCAGCTCATAGAGGATTTGCTGTTGGTAGATTTTTAACAACAGAATTAAGATGGAATTGTTCTTGTCAGGACTTTTCTAGAAGAGATAATTATAATTTATTTAGTCAAAACAACCATGAAAAATTTCCTGTAACAGCTCTTAGAGATACAAAGCCAGGTAATGTTTTACAAAATGATGGTAGTGTATCTGAAAGCCGAGATGAGCCAGGTGTTTTCAGAGATTTAGGTTACGTCACAATAAACAATTTTTACGAGTTACCTGAATATGAAGATGAAAAAGAATTTTCTTTTCAAAATCTTCTATATTATCAACTTCGATGGTGCAAGCATATTTACGCTGCTATGTGGTCGATATTGCATGATGAAGGTAATGAGCCACTGAAGTTAGCTGCAAAATATACACAAAATGGTATAAATATTACTGTTGATTTCGAAGAACATAATTTAAATAAAAACGATAAAATTCAATTAAATTTCACAAGTGGTAATGCAATATCAGGAGAATACACTATTAGTGATGTACCAACTCCTAATACTTTTGTTGTTATCTATCCTTTTGATCAGACTACAGGTGGTTATGTAACTGTAGAAAATTTAAAAAAACATGAATATGTTGGAGCATGGTTATTAGAACCAAGTGACAGACCTTTAGGAAAAGGTTATGAAAATTGGGAAAAGAGATGGGCTAAAGAAAAAAGAAAGATGCAAGAAGCTGTAGAAATTTTTGCTTTATATAATAGATCAACTAAATGGGAAGGAAATAAAAATATTATTGGAGATTTTAATTTACCTCAAGATGTGGCTAATTTTGATCCTTCTGTTATTGCTATGACTTTGACTGACAGTTTAAAAAGAGATACAAAAGGTTCTTTAGATAGAGATGGTAAATCATTGAATACCACAAACAGAATGATTGCAATGGTAAATAAATTATTTAATAAAGCTCCTACTGTTCTAGATGATATAAAATTTGGAATAGTTAATAGACCATTAATTGAATTTACAGATGCTTTTGAATCAGGATTGTTGAAAGCTGGAGAATATATAAATGGAGAGTTATTAGATGCAACAGTTAATACAAGTAATCTAGACGCAGGAGCATATAATCCAGAGACAGCTCAAGATACAGTAGTAGATGCAGGATTATATATTAACGTCTAATTATGGCAGTACAAATTCAAACTCGTAGATCAAGTACAGCAAATGATAGACCCTTTCCAATAAGATTAGGATCTGGTGAATTAGCTTTAAATAATAACAGTACAAGTCCAGGTTTATTCTTTGCAGATAATACAGCCTCGCCAAATACAGGATTAATTAAAGTTGGTCCCGTTCATATAGGGAGTACTGCTCCTAATACTGGGGCTGCTGGATTTACTTCTTCTAGTAAAGGAGAAACTTGGTTAGATACAGTAAGTACTCAAATATTTAAAATTTATGATGGAGCAGCGTTTCAGACTGTAAAAGCAGTAGCATCTGTCTCTGCTGGACAACCAGCTAATCCTATTAATGGACAATTACATTGGGACACAGCTGCAGGTGGTGCTGGGGTATTAAAAATATATTTATCTTCTAGTGCTAATTGGGTGAATGTTTAATTATTTACTTAATAAATGATCTAAAATTCTATCTAATTTACTATGAACACCTTGCATTTCTCTTAAAAAATCCTCCTTTAACACATAATCGTGTAAAACTTCATTCTTTAATTTATCTAAATTTCTTTCAACATTTTCAAATCTTCTGTCTAATTTTTTACTAAAATTGCCTATAGCCCTTGTTATACCTGCAAAGGCTCCAATACTACCAGAAATAATTGCTGCGATGACTTGAGGTTCCATACCTTAATTATAATGGTAGGCACAGTTTAAAATAGATAATTATAAGATAAAATCATGGCTACAGGATACGAACCAAATATACAAGGAGCTATTGCTGCATTAAGAGATTTAATGATAGCTAATAATGTAAATTTAGGTCGTGAGCCTTACGCCCCTAATTACAGAGGTTTAGTAGATGCGGTAATTGATTTAAAAGAAGGTTTTCCAACTTTTGCACCAGCACAAGTAACATTTGGGGCAACTGCTTTTGAAGCTGTGACTGAAGGAGATGCTTTATATATGAGAACTTCTGATGGAAAAGTAGGTAAAGCCAGTGCTGCAAACGGAGCTATAGAAAATGCATTTGTAATTGGTTTTGCAAATATATCTGCTCTAACTGATGAATCTTTGCAGGTTGTAGTAGCTGGGCTAAAGGATATATCAGGATTGGATGCAGGAGATTTATTCTTCTTATCCCCATCTACAGCAGGAGCAATTACTGCCACCCCTCCTTCTTCTGCAGGACAGGCAGTTGTGAGAATAGGTGAAGCTGCTACTGCAAGTAAATTATCTATTCAAATTGAACCACCTGTAAAATTAAGCTAATGTCTTATCAACCTTACGCACCGAATGCTCAGGGATTAACTGAAGCATTAATTGATTTAAAATCAAATTTTCCAGGACAAATAGCTAACAAAATAAATGGTTTTGCAGCGAATGCTTTTGAGAATTTAAATCAGGGAGATGCTGTATTTTCAAGATCAAGTGATGGACAACTTGGGAAAGCAATAGCCAATGATACGCAAGATAAAGCAAGAGTTGTTGGATTTGTAGAAACAACTGTAAGTGCTGGTAATTTAGTTAGGTGCATTGTCGAAGGAGTCACTCCTGTATCAGGGTTAGATCCTGGAGATCATTATTTTTTATCTGCTAGTTCTGCTGGAGCTATAACAAAAACTCCTCCATCTAGTACAGGACATTTCGTTACAAGAGTTGGTGAAGCAGCTACTACAGCTTCATTAGTAGTAAAAACTGAGCCACCTGTTGGAATAAGTTAACAGTTAGTCGTCGTAAAATATATACAAATAAGTTCTTTTGGTTAAGAACTTGATCGAGATATTAAATGGCAACTAGGAAGGCGTTAGTACTTGTTTCTGGTCTTTTTCAGGAGTTGAATTCTTCTTCTGATAAATTAGATTTTGCTGGAAATAGTACTTCCGATTTAAGTGAGGGTACAAATGAATATTTTACACAAGCAAGAGCTAGAGGATCGGTAAGTGTTGCGTCTGGAAATGGTTTAACTTACAACTCATCCACGGGAGTTCTTGGAACCAGTGCAATACCTAATTCTCAATTAGCAAATTCTTCTTTAACATTAGGGGCCACTAGTGTTGCCCTCGGAGCAACAGCTTCAACTATTTCAGGATTAACTTCTTTAACATCTACCACAATAGTAGCTGGCAGTGGAGCTAACTCTATATTAATAGCAAGTGGAAGTATTCAATTTGAAGGAGCCACCGCTAATGATTTTGAAACAACTTTAACTGTTACAGATCCAACTGCAGATCGCACTATAACTTTTCCTGACGCAGGAGGAACAGTTGCTTTAACAACTGATATTTCTTATCCTGTAACTTTAAATAATTCAGTAACTTTAACAAATAAAACTTTAGCTCTTGGATCAAATACAATATCAGGTACTATAGCTCAGTTCAACACCGCTGTTACAGATGCAACTCTTGCAACTACAACAGGTTCTGAAACTTTAACAAATAAATCTGTAAACCTTGCAAATAACACTTTAACTGGGACATTTGCTCAATTTAATACTGCTGTTTCAAATGCCACATTAGTTTCTACAACAGGAACAGAAACTTTAACAAATAAAAGCCTCACTGCTCCAACTCTTACAGGATCTTCAAGTTCTGCTGGAAGCATAATTTTTAAAGAAGATACTGATAATGGAACAAACTCTGCAACTCTTGTAGGACCTGCGGCAACTGCAGACGTGACACTGACTTTACCAGCTGAGACAGGGACAGTCCTTACTACAGCATCTTCAATTGCTAACAGTAATCTTGCAAATAGCTCATTAACTATTGGTAGTACTGGAGTTGCTCTTGGAAGCAGTGCAACAACATTTACTGGGTTAGCTTCTATAACTTCTACTGCAGTAGTTACAAATGACAGTGGATTCAGAATTAGAAATAATTCAGATAATACAAAAATTGGAGCTTTTAGTTCTGCATCTATTACAGGTGGTCAAACAAGAACATTAACATTCCCTGATGCAGATGGAACCATAGCAACTCAAGCTTACGTAAATACTCAAATCACTGCTGAAGATTTAGATATTGAAGCTGACTCTGGAACAATAGCTATTGATTTAAATTCAGAAGTTTTAGATATTGAAGGTGGCACGAATATCACAACTGCTGCAACAGGTAACAAAGTTACAATTAATATGCCCACCGCTTTTGCAACGGAGGACTTTGCTACTGCAATAGCAGTGGCTTTAGGATAATATTATGGCAACCCAAGTTCAATTTAGAAGAGGAACAACAGCTGAGCACACTGGTTTCAAAGGTGCTGATGGTGAAGTTACAGTAGATACTTCATTAAGGACTGTTGTTATACATGATGCGATTACAAATGGAGGCTTTCCATTATTAAGATCAGATGGATCTAATTCTTCTTTAGCTCTAGGATCGGTATCTAATTGTAGTCTTAAATTCCAAGGAGATGCAAATACAGGGCTTATTAGTCCTTCAGCTGACAACATATCTTTAGTAACTGGAGGAGTTAGCCGTCTTACAATAGATTCTAATGGATCAGTAACAATTCCAGGCAATGTGACTGTAACAGGTACATTATCTGCAACTACTACTGATTTTTCTGATCAAATTGCATTAATTCTTGCTTTAGGCTGATATGGCAAATACCTTCAAAAGTGATACGAAATCTAGCGTTGTAACAGATGCTGTTAGTAGCACTAATACCAACATTGTTACCGCAGGCGGTAGTTCAACTTTGGTTTTATTAAGCATTTTAATTTCAAATAAAACAGGAGCCAGTGCTCAGGCTGATGTTTTTCTAGTGACAGGAAATGATGATACTTATCTTTTACGAAATGCTCCAGTACCTGCAGGCTCTGCTTTGGAAGTTATAAGTGGATCAAAAATAATTATGCAAGCAAATGATATTTTAAGAGTTAGAGCAGGTACAGCTACAGCTCTAGATGTGACTGTCAGTTATCTTGATCAAACTTAAGGAGGTATAACACATGGCTCTTAATACAGTAAGCTCAGATAGACTTTCTACAAACGTAAAGAATACAAACTTTACTGCAGCTGAGAAACAAGATTTAACAGATGATATTTTACCTCTAGCTGGACAGTTAGGTAATAGAAATATACTTCATAATGGTTCATTTATTGTTCATCAAAGAGGTGGAACTACAACTTCACCTGGATTTTTACTAGACAGATGGTATTCTGCCATGAATGGAGGAACGGCAACATTTAGTCAAGGCACAGAAACAAGTGGTACAGTTTATGAAAAAGGATTAGTAAATTATTGTAGAATTACAAATACAGCAAACTCAACTGCTTCTGGTGCTTATCGTTATTTAAGACAATCTATTGAAGCACAAAATCTTTTAAAAAGTGGTTGGAATTATAAAAGTGCAAGTGCAAAAATTACTTTATCTTTTTATGTAAGATCAAGTGTTGCTCAAAATTTTTATGGATATTTAAGACTTAGTGATTCCCCTGATAGTAGGTATCCTTTTGAAACAGGTTCTTTAACTGCTGATACTTGGACAAAAGTAACAAAAGTAATTCCAGGATATGCAAGTGGAAATATTGATAATGATAATGGCTCTGGAATGGAAGTTTTAATTGCCCCATTTTGGGGTACAGGTGGAACTGACTCAGGAGTAACACTTAATACTTGGGCTGCTTTTAATGGTGCACAACGATTCCCCGATTATGCAACAACATGGGCTGGAACTAATGGAGCTACTTTTGATGTAACAGGAGTTCAATTAGAAGTAGGCAGCGTGGCAACAGATTTTGAGCATAGGTCATTCGGTCAGGAGCTTGCTTTATGTCAGAGGTATTTTATTAGATTAGGTTATGGAAATCAGTATGCTTATGTTGCAGCTGGCATCATGGCTAACAATACAACACCTAGATGTGGTCCTTTTGTATTACCAACAACAATGAGAGCAGCCCCAACTGCTACTAGAGTTGGTGATTTGACAGTAGATTCAGAAACCGCAGCTGGTACATTGGTAACAGCTATCTCTTCTGCTGAAACCACTGTTCATGGTGGTAGGCTTGATTTTACTTGTAATTCTCACTCCGCAGGAGCTGGACAATCAGTACACATTTATTCCGACACTGCAACCTCTGGTTTAGACTTTAGTTCGGAGCTTTAAATTATGATTTATACCTACAAAAAATGCAAAACAGAAGCTAAATTTGGTAATAAAGAAGTGTCTGTCATTAGAAAAGAAGATGGTGCTTGCATTCCATTTGACCCTGCAAACAGAGATTACCAAGAGTACCTTGCTTGGGTAGCAGAGGGAAACACAGCTGAAGCTGCTGATGG